CTTGAGCGAGAGGAACAGGTTGGCAACCGACAGGTGAACACCCTCAGCCGAGACGAGAAGGTTTGGCTTCTTGCCCGATGCGATAAGGGTCTTCATGATTGCGCCGGTAATCAACGTCTCGGAGACGGAACGGTTGGTTCCGCTGTTGCTGTTGACGTATGCCTTCCAGTTGGGCTGGCTTGACGGGTTGATGGTGTGGAGGACTGCCGAGTCGCTCACGATGGTCTGAACGCCAGTGAGTTCGATCTGTCCGTCGCCAGGCTGACCGGTGTTGCTTGACGCTCCGCCTGCACCCGTGCGGAACACGAAGTGTGAAGACGAGGTTGTCACTGCTGCACCAGAGATAGCAATGGTCTTGTTCGTGGTATCAACCGAGGTCACGGTACGAGCCGATGCGACGGTCGTCGGTGATGCAACGGTTCCAATGTCGACAACCATGCCGCCGTCGAAGTAAAGCTGACGGAGAGCGGTTGAGCCGGTGGTCGAGGCGAGCTGGACAGTTGTGGCCGAGGTAGTCGTTCCGCACTGCGCGATAACACCGTTTGAGGTGCCCCACAGCTGACGGTTGACGTCCTTCATTGCGTCCTGGCGAATGCCCATCATTTCGGCGTCAAGGGCGTCGACGAATGCGCCACGGTCGGTGACCGCTTGGCGGATTGTCGGGCCGCTCAGCTGGATACGTCCGTAGACGTAACGAACCGGGACCGGAACGGTGGCGTATGCCTGGTTGCCCGCTGTCGGGAGCGTACCATTTTCGCCGCGAGCACCGACGCCGGACGAACGTCCGAGGTGGATGGCGTGACGGGCGATACGGCCCTGAACGGTGTCTTTGCGAGTCTCAACTTGGGAGATGAGAAACATCGCGTCATTAAGCTGTTCAATGAAATCCTTGTAGTCATCCTTAAGGATTGCATCAACAGTGGAAAGTGATGCTGGCATTTTATTACTCCAATGCACTAAATGGTTTACGGTTTTGACACCAACCACTTGGCTTCGCTACCCATCTCCGATGGTTCGCGCACAGGACTGTCCGTCAGTGTGCCTACAGGTTGAAATTGTTAAGGACCCGTCCGGGTACCTATGGCACTATTCAACAGAATATTTATCTGGTTGTCAAGTACTCAGGAAGAAAAGTTTGATTGCTCTAAACGAGCCATTGCGCGCTCGCGGGGGCTCATGTCCTGAGACAACGAGGAAGGGATCCCTGACGGAATGCCGGTTGGCATACCTGCTGATGGGTTTTGTCGGCGGCTAACGATTGCTTGAGCCTGTTTGAGAATCTGATTCTCGATATCTGCGATAGCAGCACCGAGGTCAAGATCAGAGCGCTGTTGAGCAGCAGCAATAGCAGCAATGGCCAACGGACTTTGGGGGTCATAGCCTGCCTCCACCAGTGTAGTTTCGATTTCCTGTTCGTATTGGGTAACGGTCTGTTCGTACTGGAACTGCTGCATACGTTGTTCGACGAGCTGCTCGACAGCTTCGGGGGTAAGTCCAGCTTGACGGGCATCGAACTGGGCTTCCTGGAAAACATCGTTAGCGGTTTGGCCGCGGCTGTTAACACCAGCAAGGTCGTAGAACTGCTCGCCTGCGAGGGTCTTTGCGTTCTCGATCATCCAGTTAACTGCTGTGTCGCGGTCACCTGCGGCCCATGCCTGAGCAAATCCCTGCACTGCAGCGGCGTCATCTGGGTGCATTTGGTCGAACACCTGGCGGATTGGCTTGTAGCGCTCGCGCTCCTTGATACGGTCCTGGACCTCAGAGCGGTAGCGCTCTTCCCAGTTAACGTCGCCGGTTGTTTCTACAGCGGGTTCACTAGCTGCATCACTAGTTACGAAGTCCGTGTAGTTAACTTCACCTGTGTCGCTCATTGCATTTCTCCTGTGTTCATTTCTTGTTGGCTAATCGCTCCCATACCATCAGGGAGAGAAACTCCTGCTCCTGCCATGTCCATTTCTCCTTCTGGCCCTGGCAAGGGCAGCCCGACTCCAGAGTTCAACGCAGCGAACACACCGGGATCCGGCATCTCTCCTGCTGTTGCCATGTCGTCTTGGGCGAATTGTGCTGCAGTTTCGTTGGTAAGGAACTGCATGTGGGCCTGAATGTGCAGGTCCAGGTATTGACGCTGTTCCATCGACATAAGTTCGTATGCCGGGGACTTGCGCTGATCGTTGTGGATCTTGATATGGATATCGTGGACGTCGAAGTCTTCCGGGACCACTGCAACCTGCTGCACGAGCAAGCCGTTTTCCCATTCCGCTTTTGCAGCGTCTGGGTCCATCTGGGTGAACAGAAGCTTCGGATCCGGCAGACCAAGCATGTGCGAGAGTGTCTTTGTGTCGACGTTCTGGAACGCAACAGGGAACTGCTGTGCGAGGCTGGTAAGGATCGACTGGGTAGCAAGCTTGCTGCGCGGCATCGTTGCGTCAATCGGCACAACAACGCGGGGACGCTCGTCGATATCTTGAGCGTTCCAACGGATCGTGTGGGGGACACCGCTTTCCGTGATAATCGTGGTTGCACGAGGAATGCCGGTTGATTCAGCGTTCATACGGTAAAGCGACAGCACCATCTCGGCAATACGACCCCAGCCACGAGACTGGTCGTGGGCCATAGGTCCGAGCGGGGTGTCGTCCTTTTCAGCAAGCAGCGACAGGGCCAAACCGCTGTTGCGGTCGCCAGGGGCTTCACCACGAGTGGTCTGGTGGGTGTGGAAGATATCGTCAAGTTCGGCTTCCAGCTGTTCAGCTTCACCGCTAATCCAGCGCGGCACCTCGGGTGCTGTCTGCCAGTGCGGTTCGCCAGCTTCCTGGTTGTATTCCAGAACATCAGCCGGGTCAATGGTGATTTGGTCAGCGTCGTCAACAGAGCCCATCGGCACCATCAGGCGAGCGTTGGCAGCCTTACGCATGTGCTCCAGAATCGTGGATCGAGCACGGTTGTAGGCGTACTGAACGTCACGAGCTGGGGTGAGCAACGTGTGGCCAACCCACGTGTTCGGAATCTTTTTTTGGCGGAACAGGGCCACATTCAGGTGCTTGAACGGGAATGGCCACTCTTCCTCAATCTTGACAATCTTCTTATTGACAACGTGAACAACGCAGCCAGGCCCACGGCTCGATGGCTTTTCGTAGTAAACGTAAACAACTGTTGTCCGTGGCGGGGAGCCAGCTGGACGGCGAAGAAGCAGCGAACGAGCACGGGCAGAAAGCATTGCTTCTGCGTCCGGTGCTGGTGTCTCTTCCATGTTGTAAATCTGTTGAACCTGCTCCGGCGGTAGTGCTGTGCAGCGGATCCACCAACGAGCATCTTTCGGGTCGACGGTGCCTGGTTCCAGCGTAAAGTCGCAGATACCGAGCGGGGTCAACCTGACTCCACCCATAGGTACAGAAATCTTGTTGACTGGATCGATCATGAAGTCGTCACCCATGTCTGGGTCCCAGTCGACGCACACTGCAGCGGCCCCACCAAAGAGGGTCTGCAGAATTGTCATTTCACGAATGCTCTCCCAATCGCTGTGGTGCTGCTCACCCTGGAGCAACTGCTCCTGTAAACGCTGACGACGCATAGACGAGTCATCCACGCCGGTTGGCTGGACTTCCCAGGTCAGCTCGTTCTGCATAAAGCGAGCCAGAAGGCTGGACGTACGGGGGCCGTACTTGTCCACGGTGATACGCGACTCACGGTCGGCGTTCTGGACGTAATCGAGGTCTTGAACAATGGAACGGGTAAAATCCCACCAAATCCACTGGTGGCCGATGTAGTACGACCCGTTCATCCAGTAGTCGCGGCGTTCTTTAACCAGGTAGTTGTCCGCCTGGGTCCACATTGCTACCACTTCGGCAGCTGTCGGTGGTTTCCAAGGCTTCACGGACCGACTCCTTCATCTGGGTTGCGCCAGCCGAGGTTCTTGTCTTCTTCACGCTTTTTCTTGGACGCAGGCTTTTCGCCTCGTACCATAGACACGTATTCGCCGGGGTGACGCGCAAGAATCATTTGTGTCAATCTCCGGTTCTCTCGGATCAGCCATGCTGAGAAACACATGCTCCCCAGGCTAACTATCGCTAGCCAGATCATACTATCATGCCTTCCCAGGCGAGGTAACAACCTTAAAGTTTGCTGGTTCCTCGTCCTTTACTTTCTTTTGAGAGACCTTCTCTACCGCTTCTTCGGTCTTTTTTTCGTCGGTCACGATCTTAATGACACTAATTGCGGCCTTTAGCTCGTCGAGCTCACGCTGCTTCTCGAGGTTTTGACGAGCAAGGTTCTCAGCGTTAGCTGTCATCTCTTGGTACCAGATTTCAGTAACAAGCTTGATGCCCCTGCTGTCGGCAACCAAAGTAGCCAGGTTCAGTGCGCAGTCGGCACAGACGTACATACGCTGCACAGCTGACGGGTTCGGGTCGTCAGGGCTGTTGTGCCCGTCGAGATCCATCCTGGTGTCGATAGTCGGCAGATTGGACGATCTACAGAATGCGCAGCATCCAGGTAGATACAGATAATGTTGAACGACAAGCATGTTACCTCCAGCGATTCATTTTACGATTTTTGCCAAGCTTGTCAAGCTTTTCAATGTACTTTTGTACACGACCTTCAGCGCCCTCTTTGTAGCTTTTACGGGGTGCTTTCTGAACTTCATAGGGCCTGCATCCCAATAAATACCGCAGCGCGTCAACTGCATGGTCTTCATCTTTAGTGTCAAGATCTTCGGGGTTGTGTGAATCATGGCGCATCAGGGGGATAGTCCTCAGCAAGTTAACACAGTTATCAAAGATTTGCAACCTAATCATCCCATCAATGGGGCTAGGCGACAAATATCTCCGAACGTTCTGCCAGCCACCAATACGGGCGTTTTTGGCCTTACTGACTGGTACGCCAGCAAAGTTGTACTGCGAGGCGACGGTAGTGCCGGTGCCAGCTACGTTGCTAAATGTCGATGGGTCGATCACCGTCATGGAGAAAGTCTCAGCTTTTTCGTGCTCATCGAGCGACAGGTTCTTGACCATCCTGGCCTGCTCGGAGGCAGTCAGGTTCTTTTGGTAGGCCTCTCTGTAGATGTACATGGTCCCGTCAGAGGGATCGAGCGCTCCCCAGAGGCAGCAAAACGGGTTGGCTGTACCGAAGTCTATTGCTCGATATCGTTGCCACGACACCGGAATGGAGAAGGGTTGGACCACATGAAGATCTCGGCGGAACTCTGCGAAATATTGCCCCGTGAACGTGTCCCAGTCTCCAAGCAGTTTCTGGCG